TAATCATCTCACCCCGGCAGATATCGGCCCTTTTCAACAACGGAATGGGCTTTTTGTGTTCCTTCCGAAAAAAGAGGGAGAGATATCATGCTGCAAAAATCAAGACAGACCCTGCCGGTCGATGAAATCAAACACCTGCTCGATGAAGGTATGCGCCAGATCGATGTGGCGGCACTCTACAATGTCACACAGAGCGCCATCTCGCGCCTTGTTTCAAAGCCCCGGGTTGCGGAAAATAAATCTCAAAATATCCGGATGTGCTCATGCTGTGGGTCCCGTCCGCTTGCAAAAGGAAATTGGTTCCTTTGTGAGATCTGCTACAGCCGCGAAACAACCGAAGAGCACCCAGTGCGGGTGTGATCCGCTGATGCCTGCTGCCGGTCGAACCGGGTGGCCACCGGAGCGCCGGCAGCGCATATTTCCGTGAGACAAAAAAAATAAAAAACAACCAGGTCCTTTGTCCAACAAGGGCCTTGGCCTTTTTCCTGTTGCAACCAAAAATCCGCCCATATTGCAAAAATCCGCCAAACCTTGCAAACGTTGCAAGGGTCGTTTCTGCATCGCACCGCCCGCCGGCTGGGCTCATGAGCCGCATTGCCACCACCCCCTTAATTGCAAAAAAGGCACTCAAAACCATCGAAGGCAGGGTGCGGAGGAGTGTTTTTTTTCTGGGGCTGGGGATTTTTTGTGCTGGAGCGGTTTTCAGGGGTGGGCCGGCGGGCTTGTGATCACTTTTTTTAAGAATGCGCGCTGGAATAAGAAAAGCCCGGGGGATTTTCCCCGGGCTTTTATGTGGTGGTAGCGGTGCCTGCGGCGGTCCGGCGGGTGGTTAGCTTTGGAGGGTTGTGACTCCGGTGTGTGCGGTACCGACGGTATCGGCGTGGTCGTGAACGTCGGCGGATACGTCGCTGGCTCCCACGCCCGGGTGGGTGTGATCTGCAAGGATGTCCAGGGCCTGCTCGATGGCGGCCAGGGCGGAGGTGATCAGGGGCAGCAGGCTGGGGCCGCCGGACATGCCGATCTCAACCACGGGCGCGTTGACTGTGAATGCCTGCCCGGCTGAAATGGATTTGGTCTGTCCCACAGTTTCGCTGGCGTTGCCGCCGGCCGCCTGGTCAATGTCCTGGGCCGCAGAGTGGTTGATGTTCTGGGCTGTGTCCTGGATATCTTTGTCTGTTGTCCGTTCCCAGTTGCCGGTGGGGTCCACGGCCTGGTGGACGCCGGTGCGCTGCTGCCATTTGCCCATATTGTCCGGCACGTCCGGGAGGGTCAGGCCCATGGGATAGATATGCTGGATCACCGGGTGATCCGGGCGGCCTTCGATCCACCGGACCGTGACGATGGTGCCGGGACGTGGCCACAGGAAAAAGCCGGCGCTCTGTCCGCCGGCCGGCAGGGGCAGTGGGACGGCTTCATACTTGGGGAAACCCTGGGCCGGCTTGCCTTCCGGGGTCAGGATCTCGATGTCCGTGGCCCAGTATGGGCGGAACCGGTCGCACACGGATCCGGCTGCGGGCGGGTCGGATATTTTGACGATCCTGGCATACCGGTCCAGGTGGTACCCGCCGGCCAGCTCCGGAAACATCCTTAGAATAATGCGCTTAATTGCTTTTCGCATGTCACCACCATGAAGTGTTCTGTGAGTTGCAGGCTGGTTATGTACTGCCCGTTGAGCAGGACCCCGGGCCGCAACCCCGGGATTGCCTGCATGGTTTTGGTGCCGTCCAGCTGTACGTCCTGGAAAAACCGCTCCGGAACTGTGAACGGCTTGCCGGCCCACCGGCTGTCATCCCATGCCCCGGCATAGACTGTGCCGTCTCCCTGCTGCTGCCAGATGTAGTTTTCAATGTCAAACACTTTGCCCAGGGAATCCAGCCCGTGGATACCGGTGCCGATGCTGTGGAACATAGGGCAGGGCGTGGCGGTGTATTCCTTGGCAGGCGTGGCAAATTTCAGCCCGGTTTTCCTGGCATAGACATTGAGAATATCTGTCATGGATGCGTTGCGGATCGATATCGGCAGCACAGCCCACAACACCGCGGACAGTTCCCTGCAGAAAATACGCTGCTGGGCCCGGTCCACCGTGTGGCTCTGGGCAATGAACCCGGTGAAAAAATCCAGGGCCCGGCCCTGGGACGCGTCGGCAATGGCCAGGTTGACGATGCCGGAAAGCGGCGCGGCACTTCTGACAGTAAAATCCGCCCGTCCCGGGGTGGCAATGTCAAGAAAAACATGATCTTTGACCAGGCCCACGCTGGTTCCGTTGATTGTCAGCGTTTTGATAAGTTTCATAGCGGTTGGCTTCTCCGGGTTACCTGGTTATGACGGCAGATTTGTTTCAGCCTGGTTCAACAGGACCTGGTATTCTGTCAGGGGTTTGGCGGTATTGGCTGACACCAGGTCCGGCTCCCGGTTTTCCGCGCGCTCTGGATTGCTCAGATATTCCTGGAGTGTGAATGACACCTCCCACAGTTGCATATATTCTGATTCTTTCCAGTTAAGATGCTCAAAAAACCGCACCTGACGAATCCCGGCAGCGTTGGCGGTCCGGTTGGTGATGGTGTAAATCTTGCGCTCTCCGTTTTCATCCAGGGCCTCGGCCGTTTTGATCAGGTCGGTCATGTCCTGGGGCGTTTTGAACGGGATAGAAATACCAACCCGCAGAATTTTGGGTTTGATCCCTTTTTCCACGGCATCAGTGCCGGAGGTTTCCCCGGCAATATCTTCTGTTCTCAGCTCCAGGTTGCCGCTGACCCGCAGGTTTTTACCCGGGACCCGGAAGTTGTCCAGCTGGAGCATGATTATTCTCCTATCATAAATCCGTTATCGCCATGACGATGGGGCCGGCCCGCCCTGTTTTTTACGGAACTCAATAATGAGATCATGGCCAGATCCGCTTTGGGGTACACCCGGCCGTCCGGCCCTTGTTCACACATCCCGTTCCGAAAACTTTCCGTGGCACGCTGGTTTCCCTCCAGCAAGCGCAACGCCTCAAACTGCCAGTGCTCGGACAGGCAGTCAATGCAATCTTTGATGACCTGCGGCTTTTGCCCGTCTTCTCCCGGGATGGTGTATTCCTTCCATGCCGGGCATCCGGAATGTCCGTCCCAGTATTTTTCCGGGCATCCGGTTTTCCGGAATCTGTCAAGATTTCTGATGCAGGGCCTTACAGGTGTTTTCGGCATAATTTAATCCTTTATCGCTGCAATGACTTGAACAAATCGGGGCGTGTAGGTGCTTTGGTCAATGTTGTGGGATGCTGCCCCGGCCGATCCGGTATTGCCGGTTCCGCTGTATTCGGTGACGGTGTTGCCTGCGTTACTGGATGTCAAGGTTCTGTTTGAAGATATTGTGGCGTTGCTAATATCCCATCTATGGGAGACTAAGTATCCGTCCCCGACCTGACTTGATGTCCCCCATCCTGTTTTTGGCACGATGATGTCATGGCTATGCAGTGGGCCGGTGTGCCTGTGGTTGGGGCCTGAATGTGCATGGTCGGCGTGGTTGGCGATGCCGATATCTGTGGTATAAGATCGCGGGCTGTCTCCCCCGCCTTCGGCATAATTGTTTCCCACATGCAGCGCGGCCACGTTGGCCCAGTCGGCTTTTTTGGTCCACCCGGCCGGGGCGGCTGCCTGGGCAAACAGCATGGAGGTGCCCTGGGGGAAAAACCGATGCAGCACCGTGTCATCCACGTGATCTTCCCATTTTTTGCCCTGGGCGTTGGACAGGTGCCGGTTTTTTACTGCGTCATCATCTGCCGGGTCCAGCTCCATGTTTGTATGGGCGTTGAACTCTGCGGAAAAATCAAACTGCCAGGTCTCGGCCGTGATCGTGATCCCGGTGACGGCTTGGGCGTCCTGGAATGACAGCATCATGTTCCGGGTGATGGCGTTGCCCGTGGTGTTGGTAGCCAGATCCGTGGCCCATTTGGATATTTCCGGGGTGGTGGTGATGGCGATGACCGTATCCGTGACCGCCTCGACCAGCCCGATCCAGTTGAATGAGAAATCCCCGACCCCGGCGCCCAGCAGCATCGAGTAGACCACCTGATCCGGGGTGATATATCCCTTGTGTTCTTCATCGATGGTATAAGTGTGGACGATATCTCCCGGATCCGGCATCTGTTGACCCCGGTCAATGGGGTCAGCCGGATCCAGATCCGGTATCAATGCCAGCACCATGCGGTCAATCACCAGGTTGGATTCGTCACCGATCAGTTCGTTGATTCTGGCCTGCCCGGCTGTTGTGAATACGCTTCCCATTTATTATTCCTCCCACACTGCATTGGTTGTGTCGTAATCATTAGAAAAATCCACCAGGTGGATTTCCATTTTGATCTGTGTGATGGTGACCCAGCCGTACCGGCGGCACGTGCGGCCGTAGTGCTGAATCAATGTGTTCATCAGCGGGGTGTTTTCCGCCAGCTGGCCGTCTGACACCCGGATGGCGATCACATCCCAGTCCTGGCCGTCCATGCGCTCTTCGACTTCAATGTACCCGATCCTCAACCGTTGAAAAATCCGTTTGAACCCGGCCACGCTGCCGGCATCCCGGGCATTGGCATACGCATATTTGACACGGAGCCGGAACAGGTCCAGCGGTTCTGTGTCAAACCGGGTGATGTCCCGCTGCCAGGCAATCAGATTCAGGACCCGCACCCCGCAGGTTAAAGGGTCCATCTGTGTCACCGGCCAGGCAGCCCAGTCACCCAGCATGGAAAAAAATGCCCGGGCAGACGCGGCCAGTTTGGCCACTTCTCCCTGGTTCATCCATACCGGCAGTTTGAATTCAGGCAATACAGGGGATGACATCAGGCCTCCTCAAGGGTCACGGTCAATGTGTCCAGGGTGGGGATCTCCATGGCATTGACAATGTCGGATAATGAAAACGCCACACTGACAAGATCCGGCAACTGATCATGCAGTTCATCCGCCAGTTTGGAAAAACTAAACCGGGAAAACGGCATGGTCCGGGTCATGTCTTCATAGTCCTGGTTTTCTCTGAACGCATACCGGATCCGGTCGGTGACCCCGGACTGGAGCGCTGTTTTTTCGTCTTCTGTCAGCAGGCTGCTGTGATACACGGTCACCGCCAGAGGCACGGGCGTGACCGGCATGACCATGCACAGCATGTCATCCCCGTGCCCGTGGTGGCCGTTGTCAATGATATATGCGTTGATTTCATCGACGAACGTCTGTGCCGGCGCGCCGCTGTCAATCATTATATATGCGTTGGCAGATCCCGGCCCCCTGGGGGCCCCGTGTTCAAACCAGATATAATCGGTCCGGATCCCGGCGAATAAGGAGATGTCTGCCCGGTAAGCCGCATCATGGTGATACTGGCCCACAGCGGAAAACTGGTTCCTGCAGCGCAGGCGTAAAGATTCGTCGGATTCTTCGTCCGCTCCGGCCACCGATATCCAGTCTGACTCGTTGGTCACCGCATCGATGCCGGCCACCGGCTCCGGCAGCACGGTGTAATATCCGGGCCCTAAATTGTACGCGGTACCGGTATATTCCGCTTCCACCGGCACCAGGGCGGAGACTTCCCCGTCCGCCAGGGTGGTCTCTTCTGTTGTCGTGACGCGGTACACCACCCCGTTGATGGCAGGCGTGGCCACGAGTATCCCGGCCTCCACCACTGCCTCTCCCGTGGTATCCACCCTTGAAAACAGCAAATTGCCGGCCGCTTTGGTGGCCGCTTTTCTTTCCACATCCACGGCCCAGGCCAGCAGATCCAGCCAGATGCCGGTGGCGTGTTTGAGAAATGCGTTTGGCAGGGCATGGTTGATCAGCAGGTCAACCAGCCACAGGGCCGGGGTGGTCACAATGGCCGTGATCAGCCGCCAGAAAGGCGACCAGGCAGAGTTGTTTGCAATCTGCAAATCCTGGGCCTCATTGATCGCATCCCACTCCGCCTTGATCCCTGCCTCAGTGGTCGGTATGCCGGCATCATCCAGCATCTGTGTGTAAATCGGATCAGTCATCATCCCCCCAGATAAAAGCCCACCGGGCCGAATTTTATGGTTTCCGCCACCAGATAGAATGTGCCCGGCGCCGGCTCCTCAATATATGCCGACCCCGGCACAATCCGGGTGTCATTGTCCACGGCCAGGGTGATTTCCACCTGGGTGTGGTCGATCAGATCCCGGTTCCGGTTACCCACCAGGGGCGGCAAAAATCCTTTTTCCCGGATCATGTGCACCAGGTCCTGGGCGATCACCTCCCGGTCATCCACCAGCAGTGGATTGCCGGCCACGTCCAGGTCAAGGTCGTCATCGGTGATGAGCAGGTCTGTGTATAATGTCATTTATTTTCCTTTCCCGGCGTCAGCCGCCCGCCAGCCACAGCTGGTTTCCGATCTCCTGGGGATTGATGGGACGCGATGTCACCACCTGCCCGATGTGCACGGACCGGGATTCGGTCCGCCGGTTGTCGGTGTTCACGGCATTGGAAATCATTTTGCTGACCCCGCCGGTTGCTGATGCCCCCTGACGGGGTGCATTCAGTGCCGGAGACGATGCCGGCGCCAAATCCGTGTCATCACCCAGGCCGGGGATTTTTCCCTTGATCCATCCCCAGGCACCGGATATGGACGTGATCTTGTCAAAAATTTTGGTAATCATTTCCCACAATGATTTCAGGCTGCCCAGGACGGTATCCACCACGCCCATAATGGCCTGGCCCCAGGCGCTGTCCATGAACGCGGCCTTGAGGTCATCCCAGTAATAGATTGCGGCGGCAACACCTGCGGTCAGAAGCAAAACACCGGCCACCACCAACCCCACCGGGTTGGCATACATGGCGGCATTCATGGCCAGCATGGCTGTGCGGGCCGCCACCAGGCCGCCTCTGAACAATGCCATGATGGCAGTGGTGGCTTTGACGGCCAGGTTCCAGGCCAGCATGGCGGCTTTGCCTGCGACTAGCCCCGCGAACCTGAACACTGACATAGTGACGGTGGCAGCCTTGACTGCCAGTCTCCAGGCCATCATGGCCACCTTGCCTGCAACCAGACCGGCGTTTTTGAAAAACACCATTGTGAGGGTGGTGGCTTTAACGACCAGACGAAAGACAAGCATGGCCGTTTTGGCAAATATGGATTGTTTGCCCAGGCCGAACGCGGCCAGGCGTGCCAGCCCGCCCATGGCGGCAAATGCTCCGATCACCCCGGCCCCGCCGGCGATTACTGCAATCCCCCCGCCGATCACTTTGGTCAGACCAGGGAATCGTTGGGTCCATTCATAAATCTTTCCAGCCCCTTGCGTCATAGCTTCCACCGTGGGGATCAAAACCGGCAGCAGGGCCTGACCCAGGCCGATCCGGACGGCATTGATTCCTTCGGCCCACTGGGCAAACACGTCCACCCGTGAGGCCGCCATTTCTGTCACTTTGCCCATCCCTGTGATTTTGTTGAGCTTGTCGATGTTTTTGGACAAACTGTCAGTTTGGGGTAGGAGCTGCTTTAAAAATTTTGATGCCTCATCAGACCCGAATGACTTATCAATTTTTTTCCAGTCATACTCGGTCATTTCATCTATCTTGCCGAATTTTTGTTGTATCCGGGTCAATATGTCCACCATGCCAAGTAATTTTCCTTTTTTGTCTGTGAACTTCAGACCCAGTTTCTCCTCTGCGCCTATAGCTCCGCGCAAAAAAGCCGTGTATTTGGTTCCAGCTTCGCTGCCTGAAAATGTTCCCTGTAATTGTCCAAGAATCGCCAGCTGTTCCGCCTGGCCTATGCCGGATGCGGTTGCGGATGCGCCCAAGGACGCAAACGCCTGGGCCATTTGGCCACCCGTGGTTCTGAACATTTGCACCGCCGCGGCTGTCTGGCCGGTCAGCTGTTCTACCCAGGCTGCCTTCCCCATCTTGTTGGCCGTGATCTCGAAAATTTTATACATTCTTCCCATATAATCAGTGATCGTTGCAGAGTTGGCCTTAGTTGCCTTGGCCAGCACGTTGCCGGCATAAGTGAATTTTCCAAGCTCATCATCTGTCAACCCGGCAATGGCGGACTGGATGTCATAAGAAGACCGAACAAACCCGGCCGCAGATTCACCATATTTGATGGAAAAAGCGATCGCCTTGTCAGACAAACTGTCCAGGCTTTTCTGGGCCACGTCCAGGGACCGGACATCACCGATGGCCATATTAAAATCCTGGGCAGGGCCTACCATAGCCTTGAGCGCATACCCTGCCGATACCATGCCGGCAGCACCACCAGCCATGCCGGCAAAGCTGGATTTAACCACATCCCCCAGGCGGCTCATCTTGCTCTGGATCTTCCCGGCCGGGCCGGACACCCGGTCCAGCAGGGAGATGGAAAACATTAATTTTTCAAGCTGGGTTGACATGTGCTATGTTCCTTTATTTTGAGAATGCATCCACAATGCCGCGCTGGACTGCGATCCGCTGTTTTTCCCAGAAATCTTTTTCCAGCCAGACCGCTTCTCCCATGGCCCGGGTTGTCACCTCCCGGCCCGGGAACCATTTTCTGGCCAGGGTTGCCATCTGGGACAGGGCATTTTTTTCAATGCCCGCGGCAACCCTTTCTACTCCCCCAGGGTGATTTTCAGTTTAGGGGAAATGGCCTCGATCACGGCCGTGCCGATCTCGATCACCGTGGACGGATTTTTCAACAGCGGGGTCAGGTCCTCTTTGGATTCTTTGCCCACGGACCGCACCAGAAAATTGTGCATGGGGGTCACCTTGGAGTTTGGCTGCATCTCATCGATGAGGCGTTCATGGCTTTCCGGGGTGACGGTGAATGTGATCTTTTTGCCGTTGACGGTCAGGGTGATTTTGTTTTCATCCATTTTGTTTTATCCTTATATATAGGGTTGTGGCCTTTTTTAAGCCGGTTTTACCTTTTTTAAGCCGGTTCTGTCTGCTTTAAGCAGGGGTTTATATGTGGTTTCTGGTCTGGTTTTTCAGCCGGGTCCCGAACCACCAGGTAAAAGAAGCGGCCGCCAGAAACAGAGTCATGTCCACAATCATCTGGTAAATATCCATGGCCACGGGCGCTGTCATGGCATCCAGGCCGGTGGTGGCGATGATCTGTTCCACTGTACCACGCATATGATGGACTTCCCAAACCATATACGCAGTCATCACCGGGCGCACCAGGCCCCGGATCAGATCCACCAGCACCATCAGAAAATTGGATACCGGACCCAGCTTGCTTTTGTTTGCGTAGGTGGCCCGGTCCGCAGCATAGGACGCAGTCAGGAGCGCATCCGCGCTTTTCTCCATTTCGGTTTCCATGTTGATGGACGCGATCCGCTCGCGGGACTGGTATTCCTTGTCCATCATCTGGATGTCCAGGCGCCGCAGCTCGATCTCCTGTTTATTGTCCTGGCGCTTTTTGAAAAAGTCAAAGATGTTGGTGAAGATGGACCCGATCACCCCGATCAGCCCGCCGGATATCAATGTAGATATCATGATGCTACCTCCCTGCTTTAAATAAATTGGTGATTATCAGTTTGAAATCATCGTTTCCCAGGGCGCTCTCAAATTTACGGAACGCTGTCCGGCTGGCCATGACCGCCTGTTGATTCTTGTACGTGCCCAGATAAAGGCCAGGCATGATACATCCGTGGGTGTGGGTCAACAATCCCTTTTCCATGTCCCCGGCCAGGTTGCCGGTGTGGGTGAGGATATAGGTTCTGGGCGCTGTGCCTTGAACCAGATACACCCGGCCGAATTTTCTGGACACATACCTGGTGACAGTGTATTCCCCTGCCGGAATGCAGCTGACGTTTTTCCGGTTTTGCTTCCAGGGCGGCTCTGCGGAAAACAGCTTTAAGCCCGGGCAGGAGATCACCCCGAAGGTGCCGTGATCTCCGGTTGAGAACCGGATCAGGTCAACCTGGTTCATGGTCGTTTCCTTTATCCTTGCCTTTGTCCTGGTGGTCGCATTCCGCTTCTTGGAATTTCAGCCGCTCTGTTTTCAAGCGTATTTTCTGAATTCGGATCTGATAAACAGCAACACCCAGGGCAATAATGGGAATGATGCCGGCGCAGATCTGGCCCACAGCCGTGGCAACCGCAGTGACGGCCAGCACGCTGGCGTCATCGAGTCTGAATGTCCTGGCCAGGGAAGCAATATATGATTTCATTGGGTCGCTCCGATCAAGCCGACAAAATGTCCGCTTTTCTGGCAGGATCAATCAAGCCTTTGGCAATATACAAATCAACCCCCATAACTGTCTCCGGGTCATCGGTCTTGATATCTTCTGCAATCATGAATGCCTGCTTGACCGCCCGGACCTCCGGGTCCGTGTCGGCAGCGGCCTCGATGGCCACGCGCTCAACAAATGTCAGCCGGCGCAAAAAAGCCAGCTTGGTCATGGGTGCCGCAGGTTTTACACCGGTAATAATCTCAGGCATTGTTGATCTCCTCATGAATAAAATTAATGGTCACTTCCCCGTCATCGTCCTGGGAAAAATCCGCCAGCAGCACCGTGTCTTTGGCCCGGGAAGGGGGCACGGACTCCAGGGCACCGGCCGGGATAACAGATACATAATACCGGTCCGCGCTGATTGCTTCCGGCACCAGATAGATTTTCACTCTCCGGCTGGTCTCGGGTGCGGGGATGTCACACACCAGATTTGCTGTGCCCCTGATGCCGGGCAGCTCAATGTGGTTTCCTAACTGCATGTCACGCTCCTTCTCACGGCAGCTTGCCGCAATATATTAGTTACTGTTTGATGCCCGTTGCAATGTTTCATGTAGCCTAAAAAACTTTGTATCCGCTGGCGCAACACCTCGATCGGCAGCTGGCCCTGGGAACAAAGCCGGGCCGCTGAAATTATTTGCCGCCTGGCCCGTCGAACGATGCGCTTTCTGGGCAGCCGGTGGGTGGCCCACACGCGGTACCCGCAAAAATCGACACCCCGTGCGTTGGGGAAAATGGCTGTTTTGGGGTTCAGCTGCAACATCAGCCGGTGGTTCAAAAAAAAATTCAATCTTGGACAAGATCTCACGGAGCCGGGCCTTATCAGGCGATATGATGATAAAATCATCCATATACCTGCAATAGCACCGGATTCCCAGACCATCCTTTATATAATGATCCAGCTGATCCAGATAAATGTTGGCAAAAAGCTGGCTGGTAAGGGCGCCCACCGGGATGCCGCGGCCGTCCATGCCGGACTGATAAATAATCCGGCGGCACAGCTGCAGCACCTGCGGGTCGCAAATCGTGCGGCTGATAAGGGCCATCAGCGCATCATGCCGCACAGACTGAAAATATTTTGCAATGTCTGCCTTGATCACATACACCCGGCCATGCTGACGGGTCTGGGTTCTTAAAAAGTGCTGCACCCGATCGGAGGCCATGTGGAATCCGCGGCCCTGCCGGCATGCATAGGAATCAAAGACAAACTTATTTTCAAACAGGGGGCCGATGACATTGACCAGGGCGTGGTGGACTACCCGGTCCGCAAAAGGAGGTGCCTGGATCAGGCGTCGCTTGGGTTCATGAACAACAAACTCATGCCAGCGCCCCGGCCGCCAGCTCTCCCAGATCAAATGATTCTGGATATTGACCAGGTTTTCTTCCAGGTGCGCGGCAAAAGACAGGGTGGGCCAGGCGTACCGTTTGCCCTTGCGGGCTGCCAGAAACGCCTGGTACAAATTTTCCCAGTCAATGACTTCGCAAAAAAGATTGTTGTGTGTTTTAGGCATTCAGCCTCCCGTTTTTTTTGATCGGAGCCGGACCACGTTCCCGCTCAGGTACTTGCCGCCCGGTCCTGTTTATCTTTTCCGGTCCCGGTCATACCGGGCGGAGGGATAATCGCCCCAAATAATTTGCACTGGACGCGGCCCCTTGGGGACACGCCTTCTGGCTTTATAATGACTTGCCAGGCGGGAGCCGTTGTTCGAGTTCGTGTTCGTGGCCGTGTTGTTCAAGTTCATGTAGAAAAGACCATAGTTCGCGTTCTCATTCCAGTTGCCGCCGTTCTAAGCAATTACCCGTTGTTCATTGTGTTTATCCAGCCGCCGGTCATCCTTCCGATTTCATTGACGTGGCGGATCCATACCTCATACCGTTTGGTGTTGATATATTTGAGTCGGTGCGTTTTCCGGATCAAAGACCTTAGATATTCAATTTCAATATCCAGGTTTTCAAGCGTGGTTTTCTTGTAATACTTTTTGCCGGCACGGACTGTCAGTTTAATTATTTCAGTCAAAGTGTTTCTGATGCTGGCGCATAGAACAAACTGTTCTTTTTTGGGGAACTGGATCATCACAATGTGTGAATATGCATCCAGTTCCTCTATTTTGGTCAGTATCAAAAGGTCTTTCATTTCGTTGCCTTTTCCCGCCGCTACCGCGGCGTAATCAGGATTCAGTATTCAGACAGCAGATCACTTTTTTGCCAGGCGGGAGCCGTAGAGCGAGTGCGGGTACGTGGCCGCGTTGTTCAAGAGCAAGTAGAAAAGACCATAGAGCGCGTTCCCATTCCAGTAGCCGCCGTGTCTGGCGATCCGGACCGCATCACCGGGCTGATAAAACCGTTGGTAATCCGCCAGTGTGCCGTTGCCATATGTGCCGTCAACTGCTGCGGCCAGAAACAACGCTTTGCAGTCAAAGCCAGCTCCCTCGTTTTCAAGCAGCGTGACCGGATATCCGGCCATGTCTCCGGTCAAGCCAGTTGCGATGGTGACATACGTGCCGTTGCCCTGGTTGTCGAATATCTTCAGGTCCCCGTTGATTTCCAGTTTCAAGCCATCCACAAACATGAAAACGTTAGACCAGAACTGACGCAGATTCAGCAGGGTATCAGATGACACGCCGGTATTCTGGACGGCACCGGTATTATTATCCCCGCCGATGACCGACTGGACATCCGGGGTTCCCAGCTTGATCAGGCCCAGATACTGCACCGCGCCCAGCTCGTACACATCGATATTATGGAACCCGTCCACCCCGCCGGTATTTCTGGCCGCGCATTTGGTCAGAAAATCATTGAAGCTGGTGGACGCCAGTGGGAGCGCCCCCGCCACAGACTTGACCATGGTCCCGCCGTCATCGGATGCCTCATAAGCCCCGGCCCAGAACTGATCGATCTCCACCCCGGCATCAAAAAAAGCGGGGTACACATCAAACCCGTCAAAGGGCTGGTCGCTCATCCACCGGCATGTCTTGCCGGCCTGATCGGATCCGGCCGGTGCCGGGCCAACCTTGTAGTAAAATTTTGGATATTTCACCATGTCGTTGCCGTCGATCACCACATCCTCAATACCGGCATATGTGGGATGATTTTGAAAATACGCGGCATCCGGGGTGATATTGTTGCCGTCTTTGTCCACATGCTGCCAGCTGCCGGCGCCGCCACCGGTGGACACCAGGGCCACACCGATAATGGTGGCAAAGGATGCCTTGGTGGTAAATGCCGTTTCTGCCGACCAGTCAGAGTAACCCAGGGTATCCCCTTTATACCTGACCCTGAAAAAATACCCGGACTCCCCGTCCTGCAGCACACCTTCCGGCACCTGGTGGCTGGTCAGGTCTGCCACCTCGCCGGAATCATACGCCGGCACAACATAGTCCCCCCCGGACGCCCGGATCTGCCACTGGGAGGCGGCATGGGTTTCTGTGGGCTCGTACCCATCGTCAAATCCGCCGGTGCTGAATGCGGAAGCGGTCAGGGTGGGTTGCTCCGGAATGTCCGTGGCCCCCTGGGCCGGGTAGGTATTTGACGGTGCATTGATATACTCTTCTGCGACCGTAGCAAAGCTTGTTGCCGCGGACCACTCTGACCAGGAACCTTCCGCGTCCCGGTACCGGATTCGCCAGTAATACTCGGAAGAATCATACAGCACGGTATCCGGCACTGAATAAGATACGCCCGCCGGCTGCACATCGGAATCATGGGCCAGGTTCTCCAGGGCCGCGTCATAAAAAATCTGTATCTGCATACCGGCCTGGCTGGTACCCAGCACATGCGAATACGCCCCGCCCTCCAGGGTGGGCATATCGTGCACATAATCCGCCCCATCTTCCGGGCTTACATTCGACGGGGTTTCAGGGGGATGGTGATATCCGCCGATGTCCAGGGCCTGATTCGCCAGCATCAGCTGATCCAGATACCCGGCTACTCCGGATACAGTGATTTTCAAATCAAACGCCCCCCGGGCCGGGATCACATATTCCACATCCAGCAGTCCGGCCGGATACGGAGCAGCCGCTGCCAGCTCCCACGACCATGGCACCGCAGTCCATTCCACATGATCCGCGTCCCGAAAAAAAACAGCCAACACCATGGCGGTATCATCCCGCCGGATGACCAGGGATTTGTCCGCGTCATCCGCGCCCAGGTCGATGTTTTTTGCCACATATTCATTGCCGGGTTCAGCCGTGGCGCCGCCGGACATCCGCGTTGTGAATGTGCAGGTTCTTTCTTCAGAAAATACGGCCGGGGTATAAAACAGATCATGGATAAACACCAGGCCGGTTCCGTATTGCCAGCGTATATCTGTCTTTTTATCCGATGCATACCGGCCGTCCGCCCTGCGGCGGGATATGCCGATGCCGCCGGGTATTAATAAATTATCCATGTTGCTCCTCCTTAATAAACAAGACACACCGCAGAAACGGCCAGCCTCATTGCCGGGCTGACGGCGATAATTTCACCGGATTCAAACGTCCATGTGGTTTCGGTATCATCATTAAAATACACCACCAGATCCTGGTCGCTCCGCACGGCCCGGTGCGGGATCGGCAGATCCTTTTCCACTGTGGCAATCCCCAGGGGTGCCATGCCGACCGGGACCCCGCTGGTATCTCTGATCACTCTGTTGACTTCAGGCATTTGCTATGCTCCTGTCTCTGTGTTGATAGGCTACTGCACCAGGGGATCTGTCCGCTCCTGGGACAGATACGGCGTGCCGTTGATGCGCACAAAATCCGGGCTGGTGACCTCAAAGGAAATTTTTGTGATGGCCTTGCTGTCACTGGTGGGGTCATATTCCGCCACATCGGACAGGTTGAGCAGGCATCCGAACGCCTCGATCTTTTCCTCCTCGGATGTGCCCTTGGCGTAAAACATCAGGTCCGCCGGTTCAATATCCTGCCATGACCCGGTCCGATTGGCCTCTTCTGACAGGATGCCCATGGCCGCGGCATCCAGTTCAATTTCTCCGGTGGCGGATACCTCGCCGTCAATGTAGCCATTGGGTATGCCCTGGTCTTTGACCGCCTTGCGGGTGTCTTCAATGGACAGGGACGCTTTTTCCGCCCGGAGTTTGAAATCCCCCAGGGTAAATGTAAAGCTGCTGCTGCTGACTCGTTTCATTTGTCATGTCTCCTTGATATTGCCGGCCTATTCAGTGGACAGGTCCAGGGCCAGGTTCACGGTGATGTCCTTGGGACAGTTATACGGCCGGACCATCAGATAAATTTCCACCGTGGTTTTGTCCAGCCATACAATTTCAATCGCGTCATCTGTGGGCGGATGGATCTCCCCGGGGAATGTCAGCCCCAGAATGGTCACGCTCTTGGCCATGGCCCGCAGCGGCCGCATAAAATAGGCTTTATTCTCCGCCAGGGAAGGCGGGGTGGAATTCAGCCGCCGGTCACCGATGCGGGCAACCGCCAGGGGATACACCCGGCGCATGGCTTTTTGAACCACCCGCAGGTTTTCCACCACCTGGTAATCACCACCCGGGATATCCAGCATGTTGCCGTCTCCCCAGTAAGTGCCCGGATAATCCGGATACCACTGCGGGACAGAAAACCGGGCCGCATCCAGTTGCGCCAGATGGGCCATGGTCAAGCCGTTTCCGTCCATGTCTGACGGCCGGTCCGACCATTCCCCCAGCATGGGGCCGGTGGCCACGCGCATGGGGGTATCTGCCACAGTCACGGCCCGGTTGCACAGCCGTCCGGCAAACGCTCCCACGGCATGATCCCACAGATACGGCACCACACACACCCGGTCCGCTGCCACATCAGTGGTGATGGGGGTGATGGCGGCAATATAGGCGGCCCACGTTTCTGTCACCGCATCAATCCCCCGGACCGATGCGATAAAGAACACCGGGCGCATGTATTTTGATAAAATAGACGCGGCTTCCGCATGCATGGATTCCAGATCTGCGGCAGATGACACCGGTTCCACCATCACAATGCCTTCGCAGGATGTGATCTCCATGGCCGCGTCCATGTAATCAATGGCCGTTTCCAAAGAAGCATCCACATCCACTTCCATCACCGACGCGGAAAAATTCTGGCCGGCATTGAGCCGGGCCGCTTCCACCTGGGTTTTCAATACGGAATCCGCTTCTCCCAGCAGATCGTCCAGGTCGGTTTCAACACCCACGGCAACCACGCTGCCGACGTTTTCAGTGCCTTCCCCCACAAACAGAAAATGGCGTTCGATTTCAGGCAGTGCCCCCTGAACCAGGTTCAGGCGGTTGATTTGTACAGTACCAAGAGACATGATCGACTCTCCTTATATTAAGCTTTTCTCAGTTCCTGCAGGGCCTGGGTGGCCATTGCAGTCAAATAAACGTTTGCATCTTTTGGGGTGACACCCAGAAAGGGCCGTTCCGGCACCTCGATGGTCCACCGCTGGGGGCCGTTGGTTTTTCCGGTGCGCATCAGCCGCAGGATCAGGCCGGCCTGACCCAGGGTCAGATTGTCCTGGATCCATTTCTTTGACACCCGCTTGAGCACGGCCTTGCCTTTGCCCCGCTTTCTGGCCACCCTGGCCCGGTAGCCCTCCTTGATCAATGAGGCTGCCTGCCGGGGCGTGGCCGGCTTTTTGTAATCCGGGGTGCCATACGCTTTTTTTGCCTTGACCGATCCAAACGATTCCGGGACCCCATGTTGATGCCTGGATGCCACCATGGCATGGCCCGGGTTCTTCCAGGTCACCACGCCTTCCCGGTTGTCCGGCGTAAATTTTGTGACCAGGCCTTTACCCATCTTGCTGAGCAGTTTTCTTCTCACCCGCTTTTTGGCCCGGGGTGCCATCTTTTTGCCGGTCACGGTCTGCTGCTTTTTGATGTTCAGCCGGGCATCCTGGATCACGGACTTACCGATCTTGCGCATGAGCAGGCGGCGTCTTCTCGGATCCATGGTCAACACATCGATCTGATCCATCAGCCGCAGCGTGGATGCCGGATCCGTGTCAATGTCTATGCCGATATCAGGCAGTGCCATCTTTTTTATCCAGTTTTTCCAGGACCTCCGCCACATCGATGCCGATATCAGACACGCTCCAGCGTCGGCCGTCCCATAAAATATCTCCGGAAGTATCCGGTACCAGTCCCAGGGCTTCGTCAAATTCAATATTCAGTTGCACATACACATATTGTTCATCATGGATGGTGACATCCACTTCCGGATCTGTCAGTCCCAGCAAATCCCGGTCCGGATCATTGACTGCCAGCCACACCATCACAGAAGACAACAGCAAAGAAGCCAGGACCGCCGGGCACTGCTCGATCCCGATCACGGCATCATACTTGAACCGGCCGATCTCGATGCCGTTGCCCAGGTCCTTGCCGGTGGGCACCAGTTTGCCCAGATCTGCAAACGCTTCCATGTTGTCTCTGGCAATGCCGGGCAGGGCAGCGATATGGGCGGAAAGGGCGGAAAGTTTCTGCATTACAACGCCTCCGCATGGATGGTCAGATTCCCCTGGAGAGCGGCAATGGCATCGGCGGCAAACTCATACCACCGGTCAGCAGTCTCTTCGGATTCCACCACCTCTCCTTTTGACCGGGTGGACGCATCGTTTTTCCGCATCACTGTGGCAAAATCTGCCAAAAGCAATGCCTTGGCCCGGCAGAACACGGCACGTTTATACAGCACTTCCAGGGGATGGATATCCCCGATCTGCTCGTTTGCATCTACAACAATGTCTGTGAGGGCTGCGGTGCCGGCATCCACATGGGTTTTCCGAAAATAGGACAGGGCCGCATTGGCCCATGCCATGGACAGGATCAGGCGGTCTGTGACCATGGTTTCCCGGTACGCGGCCGGGATCCGGTAGGACTCTGCAAATTCGTGCAGGTTCAGGTCCGGGAAAAAAGGCGCATTGGTGATCACTGTATCTGGATCGATCTGGTCTGAAAATCCGGTGAAACTCACGTCATCTCATCCTTGTGCCTGGGGTTATGGGTGGGCCCGCCTCCCGGCCGGAAACCGGATGGCGATCAATCGCAGCCGGATCCGGCGGGATCGGGTCGGCGGGCGGTGGAGCTGGTTACGCTTTGTCTGGGGCGGGCGCCTGGCTTTCCAGTTTCTTTTCCGCCGCAGACAAAGCAGTTTTGACTTTAGCGCCATATTCCATGGCAGTCTCAAGGGCTGCCACAGCCGCGGTGTGATCTTCTTTTTCCATGGCCATCAACCCCTTGACCCGGTAAAACCCGGCCCGGATAGGGTCGGGCAGGTCCCATTCCCTGGACATGTCCATCATGTCTGTCAGGTAGGGTTCCGGGGTCCGGCCGGCTTCCTGCTCAGCTTCGGCCCATTCCAGGACCGTGCCGGCCAGAAACGTGGGCAAATCCCGCTTGAACCTTTCGGGCATGGGCACGTCATGGTCCAGGCAGTACAGCGCCAGATCCATGGCACCGGGGATGTCCTTGATGTCAAACAGCCAGACCAGTATCTGGCCCAGGAGCGGATGACTGGACCCGGCCGCTTTCAGGGTCTGGACCACCGGCATATACTTGGGCACCAGGTGGGCCTGCTTTTCCGCCTCTTTCTGTTTGATGCTCTTGATGGCCTTGAGCCCGGCCAGGTCGGCTGCCAGCTCGGCATCGATCTTGGCCAGGGCCTGCTGCCGTCCGATGCCGGAAGCGGGCAGGGATCTCACGGCCCGTCCGGTACCGGATTTTTTTTCAGGGCCGGATTTTTTATCAGCACCGCCGGCGTGGCGTTGCTGAAATTTCTTCATTAAACTCATGTTGACTACCTCCTGTCACGGGTTGTCAGCCCTGTTGTTTATTCCCAGGTCTCGCCATCCGCAGCCAGCAGCTTGACATTGTCAAACTCGACGCCCACAAATTTTTCCGGGGTCTCGACCACATAACCTTCGTTTCTGGAGTTGTAGTCCTCTACCCGGTCTTTTTCCGGTTTGTCTTTGATGCGCCGGCGCCATGATCCTGACTGCACATAAATGGACAGGTTATCCAGACTGGTGATGACCAGTCCGCGGGAAGGAAAGTTGTTGGGGGTTTCCCAGGGCAGGCCGCCGAAAAAGGTCAGGGATGCCGTGGCCAGTGTTTTTTCCGTGGGTTTGAGACCCAGGGCCTGGTACAGGGCGGATTTTTCCCGGCCCACCAGATCGGATCCGATCAAAGCGATCAGGCCGGTGCGCAGATACTGGGGAATGCCTTCCAACAGGTCAGACACGGCATGATCCAGGTTCACGTAATCGCCGCCCTCGCCGATGTGGATTTCATTGACTGTGCCGCCTTCGGTGAGAATGTTGGCCGCTTTGTTGTCCCGCATGTACTGCATCCAGCCTTCGTTGACATCCTGCATGAGCGGGTTGGCAACAAGGTCGGTATCTGCTGCAGCAGACTCGCCATACCACCCGATGATCACCCGGTCGTTGGCAATGCGTTTCTGCACATACCTGGCATACCGGTCGGCCAGATCCGGGAACTTGGCCCAGGCATCCATGGTGGCATACCGCATATACACATCAGAGTTGGTCTGATAGAGTTTGTATGTGAAAGTATCCAGGCCCAGCAGGTCCCTGGGGGTCCGTTCCTGGCCGTCCACCGTGGTGTCGGTCCGGCCGGAGGCGGGTCCGGATGCGCTGCCAAGAATGTTCTGGCCTTCCATCTCATCCACCATGATCACATTGATGCGCTGAAGCAGATCTTCCTGCTCAACGATTTTGTCCTGGAGCCGCTGTTCCACTTCCGGGGTGGCGGAAAATGTCTGTCCGACCGTGTTCACACCGTAGGTTTTTGCAATCCGGCCCGTCATCTGGTCAAAAAGTTTTCTGGTGATGGTTCTCATTGTTTGTTTCTCCTGTAAAAAAATTACCTGTTCAAAGGGCCAGGCCGGTTGCGGCGCCGGCTAAGGGTTATAAAAGTTCGTCCTGGTCACCGGCGGCGCCGGTTGTATCACCAAACTGTGTACCGGGGTTGGCTGCTTCCAGGCGGTCCACCAGGGTTTTGAACTGGGTTGTCAGGGTTTCCAGGGCTGATTTCAATTCTGAAAATTCCTTGACTGTTTCGCCGCCGGAATGAGATTCGGAACCGGCTTCAGACCCTGCGGCCTGTTCTGATCCTGCGCCTGCCTGGGATTCATCGCCGGTACCGGCGGAATTTGCGGTGAATGTGTCAATCTTGCCGGCCAGCTCGGTCACGGCTGCCTGGGTGGCCTCAAGGGTCTGGGTCAATGTGTTGAACTGTTTTTCGTCCATGGGTGTTTGCTCCTCTTGTTTGTCCGGATTGTCCGGGTTGCCCGGCTCCTGGAGCCGGAAAAGCCACCGGGCCAGTTTGCGGCCAAAGTGATCCATTTGATTGTCATCTTCCATGTCCCGGAGATCGGGCACCGGTTCGCCCGGGTACCGGGCCGTGAAGGTCCGGCCCGGCACCGTGGCAAACCGCATTTCTTCCGTGCCCAGAGATGCCGGCATGTCAGTCATGCCCAGGCCCGTGAGATAGCACTTGCCCGTCTCGGCGAAATTCTCCGTGGGTTCAATGGAAAAATGCAGGTACTCCTCCCACACCTGGTTCATCTGCAACAGGGAACGGGAGGGGCTGATCCTTGCGAACAGCCGGACAATGTCTCCATCTTTTTCCGCTTTGAGCGCCCGGACAGATCCATAGGATGCATACCGCATGTGATCCAGCCACAGTTTGGCCGTGTACACATCCGGGTCATAGGTTTCCGCCATATCCAGCAGCCACTGGGGTTCGATGTTTCTTCCGTCCACAGTGGGTCCGGACTGGGCGATGCGTTTCCAATCGGTGACAAGTGATGCCGGCATGTGAGATCTCCTTTGCATGTACAAATGACTAAATATATTTTCACCATAAAAGACATTTTTTGACTTGTACATGAAAAATTTTCCGATTTTCGCGTTATCGGAAAGAAAATGCACAAAATGTATGGATATTATTGATATTATGGAAAAAACAATCTGATTGTATATGCAAAGGACAGGGCTTGAAACAGTACCCGCAAGAAATTCAGGACGCATCCAAACGGCTTTACCTGCGCCGGCACAAACCCAAAGAAATCGCGGATGTGCTGGGGGTTCCGCTGCGCACCATTTACGACTGGCGGACCAAAGGGGAATGGGATGATCTCTTGTCCGATGAAACCATTGAAGAATCCTTTGCCCGGCGCCTGGCTGTGCTGGCGGAAAAAGATCCCAAAACCAAAATCGATATCGCGGAAATGGAAACCCTGACCGGGTCCCTGGTCAAACTGCGCAATGCCCGGGCCGCCTTGATCGACACCCAGGCCAGTTCCCGGGCCGGGAACAATGGCCAGTGGGATGCCGGGTCCGGCACCGGCGGCCCGGGGTCCGGCGGCAAGGCAAAGAAAAAAACAAAAGGGAAAAAAAGGAAAAACGACGTCTCCCGGATCACGGCGGATGATTTCAAGGAAAAGCTGCACCACGCCTATTTTGAATATCAGCTGGCCCTGCGGGAAGCCCGGCGCCAGCGGGTGCGCATGCTGCTCAAATCCAGGCAGATCGGTGCCACCTGGTACATTGCCCAGGAAGCGTTTGAAGATGCCACCCTGGAAGGGCGCAATAAAATATTTCTGTCCGCCACCCGGGCCCAGGCCGAAGTGTTCCGCCGGTATATTGTTTCCTGCGCAAGGCAGCATTTTGACATTGACCTGACCGGGAACCCCATCATATTGAACACAGCCAAAGGCCCGGCAGAACTGCACTTTCTTTCCAACAATTCCAAGTCGGCCCAGTCCTATACCGGGGATGTGATCATAGATGAGTTTTTCTGGATACAGGGATTCAACAATCTATATAAGGTGGCCTCGGGCATGGCCACGCATAAAAAGTGGACCAAAACCCTGATGTCCACCCCGTCGGCCGTGACCCATGAAGCCTATGATTTGTGGACCGGGGACCGGTACAACCAGCGGTTCAAAAAAAAGCGGGTGGAGTTCCCCGGGTTCAAGCAGATGCAGTCCGGGATTTTGTGCCCGGACAATGTGTTCCGCAAGATCATCACCATCAAGGATGCCATTGCCGGCGGGTGCAACCTGTTTGACCTGCATGATCTGAAAAACGAATACAGCCCGTCGGAGTTTGACAATTTGTTCATGTGCCTGTTTGTGGATGACACCTTCGGCGTATTCCGGTTTGCCGATCTGGAGGACTGCCAGACAGACACCAGCCTGTGGACGGACATCGATCATTCAGCCCCGCGCCCGGCAGGCAACCGCCCGGTGTGGGGCGGGTATGATCCTTCCCGCACCAGGGACGATGCCTCGTTTGTGATCCTTTTGCCCCCGCTCAAAAAAGGGGACCGGTTCCGGGTGATCAGAAGAGAAAAATGGGTGGACAAAAGTTTCACCTGGCAGGCGGCTGAAATCAAAAAGCTGTGCGACCAGTACAATTTTCAATACATCGGCATCGATATCACAGGGCCGGGTGTGGGGGTGTACGAAAATGTGAAAAACTTTTATCCCCAGGTCACACCGATTCATTATTCCGTGTCCAACAAAAGCCATATGGTGCTCAAGGCCCATGAGGTGATCGAAGCCAAACGGATCCAGTGGGATGCGTCAGAAACCACTATCGCCCATGCGTTCCTGACCATCCGCAAAATCATGACCCCGGGGGGACAGATCACCTATGCAGCCAACCGGACCAACACCACCGGGCATGCCGATGTGGCATGGGCCATCATGCACGCCCTGGCCAACGAGCCCATCAGCCACGACCAGGCCGCCGGCGCCACCGTGGAGTGCCTGTAACCATTTTACTTATCACTGATAACATTAAAAAAGAGGTAGACAAATGACAAAGAAAACAGAGAAAACCGCCCCTGCTGACAGCCCGGCCGCCGATGCCGGGGTATTCACTTTCGGTGATCCGGAACCGGTCCTGGACCGGCAGCTCACAGAATATTTAGGGGTCTGGCTGCTGGATAACGGCACCTATTATTCCACCCCCGTGTCTTTGCCCGGCCTGGCCCGGCTGCGGGGTGCCAATGCCTACCATGCCCCGCTTTTGGAATTCAAGGTCAATATGATTTTGCGGGCGTGCAACCCTTCACCGGCTGTGCCGCTGTCTGTGCTGCTGCCGTTTGTCACGGATTTTGTCACGTTCATGAATGCGTATTTTCAAAAAATTCGAAACCGCCTGGGGGAAGTGGTGGAACTGCGGCATTTGCCGGCCATCAACATGCGCCGGATGAAAGAGCCGAACCGGTACTGCATGCTCAATCCGGACGGGCATATCAAAGGGCACCGCACCGACTTTGACCCGGGCGAGGTGCTGCACATCAAAAACTATGATGTGTCCCAGACCATATATGGTATCCCCTCGTACCTGGGCGCCATCCAGTCCATGCTGCTCAATGAAGATGCCACCCTGTTCAGGCGCCGGTATTATCTCAACGGCGCCCATGTGGGATATATCTTTTATTCGGCCGCCGTGAACCTGGGGGATCCGGAGAAAAACGCGATCCGGGATGCGGTCAAATCCGCCAAGAAGCTGGGCAATTTCAGGAACCTGTTTTTACACATCCCCAACGGCCGGGAAAAAGATGTGCAGATCATCCCGGTGGGAGACTTTTCCACCAAGGATGAGCTGGAAAAGATCAAGAACATCTCCAGAGACGACATCATCGCGGCACACCGGATCCCGCCGGCCCTGGCATCGATCGTTCCGGCAGAGGCCCGGGGCGGGTATGGGGACATGACCAAGGCAGATCAGGTGTATGAGAAAAACGAGATCGTGCCGCTGCGGCGGTACCTCATGCAGATAAATGACCATCTGCCCGGCCGGCTGTGGATCTCTTTTGATGATCCGCCGGACCCGGTATAACAGACAAGGAGACCTAAAAAAAGGATGGCCGTCAGAATCACATGCAACCGGTGCGGGTCCGTTGCCACCATCCAGTCCAGTGCGGCGGAATCAGATGCAGTGAAAAAACTGTACTGTTCCTGCAACAATCCAGACTGCGGCCATTCCTTTGTCATGACCCTGGCGTTTTCCCACACCCTGTCCCCGTCTGCCTTAGACATTCCGGCCCCGGTGCTGGACCGGATCCGGCACGGCTCCCGCATGGAACAAAAAAAGATCTTTGACCGGATGTCCCCGGGCTGACATGTTCCCCTGGATACCCTGGGTCCTAAGTCATCCCTGGCGGGTCATCACCTGGGCCGCGGTATGGGCCCCGTGGATATATCCGTCCACCAGGCTGAAAGCCCGGGCGCTCATGCGCTCGATCTCCAACAGCCGGATCAGGATGGTTTCCATCTGGGAGCCCGAAGCGATGCCGGTCACGGCCGGGATGGTGGACGGCTTGCGGGTGCGAAGGGATGCGCGGGAATCTGTGACGGGAAAATCGATAATCGTGGTCATGGGTCTTGTCTCCTTGGATATGGGTTATGACCCGCCGATGTCCGTCTAAAGACAAAAAGCGGGCCGGATCCGGTTAGACGCCGGCATCCAAGGAAAACCGGTGGACCCGAAGGCCCCCAGACCCGGCCCGCAAATGGGATTGTAACACGGACCGCACACAGACAAAAAGCGCCGATGTTCCGGCGCTGCCTGCGCCTCGGATCTGTCCGGCGTCTAAACCGGGCCGGGGAATCTGCCCCGGCAAGTGTGTTTGTACTATGGTTAAGTTAACTTTGTCAA